GCTACTCAGCCCTGACGACGAGAAAACAATCGCCCTGTGGCGCTCTGGTAAGGTCTCAGTGCTACTGTGCCACCCTAAAAGCGTGGGCATCGGACTGAACCTACAGTGCAACGTGGGCGACACGGCCCAGATCGTTTGGTTCGACCTGCCATGGTCCAGTGAAGACTACCTACAAGCCAACGCGCGCCTGTTCAGACAGGGGCAAGAAAAGCCTGTGATTATTCATCACCTGACCATGCAAAAAAGTATTGACAGTCAGGTCATGGACGTGCTAGAAGGGAAGATCGACATGCAAAACGCGTTAATGAACGCCCTCAAACTACAATGATCAAAGTAAACGCCACAATTCGCAGGCTTTCAGACGAAGAGCCGGATCCTATTGAGCACGAGGATTCGTCCTCCGAGCCCACGATGAACGGCATGGGGTGGGCGCCATGGGACGCGGACACCGTACAGGACGTGTACAACGTGGTGTCTGAAAAATTGTCGGCGCAACAAAGGGAAATCATTGAGGCGCATTTGTCTGGGTATAACTACCACGATTTAGCGGTGACAGAGAAGTACTGGCGCTACCACTACGGGGCGGCAATTGCAAAAATACGAAAGGAGTTAAAATTGTGAACGGGTACATAGTAGAATACGTTAACCAAGGGTGGCCAACAATAGACGTCCAAATTGACGCCAAACACCCCATGTTCGAGAAAGGTCAAGACGTGCTGTCAATCTGGCACTTTGAGAACGAAGAAGAGCATGATTTCATACTGCGGGATTTACGCAGGTTTCGAGAACAGCAAACTAAAGGATTAGCATAATGTCAAATGAAGCAACAAATTTATTAGCATCTTTGGGCGTAAAACCAAAAGAGCAACGCATTCAGGAAATGGCCGGAGCGGTGACAAGATTAGTGGTAAACGAGGCATTGCGTGAGGCAAAGGCCCGTGCGCAGGTGCGTGACGCAAATACTCAGGTGCAGAAGGTCGAAAAGCCCTCTCAAAATGGGTAATTCTATATAGGAAAGGCTTTTTTAGGCCTTGAATATAAGGTAACACCATGTCAACCAAATCCAAATACGAGTTTAAGCCGGAGATGTGCGACCAACTGATAGAGTTGGGTAAGACAGGCGCGTCTCAAAAAATGATGTTTGCAAGCATTGGAATCACTTCCGGCGCCGCGCAGACGTTCAAGAAAAACCACCCAGAGTTTGCGGAAGCACTGGACATGGCTGTCACCCACAGCCAAAGCTTCTGGGAGACCATGTTATTGGCCAACGTAGAAAACAAGGCCTTTAACAGCAGGGTGGCAGAGATCGCGCTGAGAGGCCAATTTGGCGACACGTACCGCGAAGACCGAAACAGCAAAGTCGAGGTCAAGGCTGACATTGTGTTGGATTTTTCTGGTGCAGTTACCGACCTAATTACGGCGCTCAAAAAAGCGGCGTAACATATCGTCGGTAGTTGTTAACAACTGCCGACATTTTGTAAGCCCCGAGAGGGGCTTTTTCACCTTTGCATAAAGGAGAGCATCATCGCTACACACGCACTACTCAGTGCCTCAGGGTCCAAACGTTGGATGTCTTGCACACCAAGCGCGCGACTAGAGGCCGTACTCCCCGAACCTAAACGAAGATCAGGCGCGTTTGACTTCAGCCAAGAGGGCACCACAGCCCACACCATGGCAGAGGCCAAGCTACGCCGGCAGTTTGGTCAGATAACGGCCAAGGAGTACAACGAGGCCATTGCAGAGGTCAAGGCAACACCCTACTATGACGAAGAGTTTGAGGCGTACGTAGACAACTACGTGCTTTACGTTCGTTCGCAAATTGGTGAGGGCGACACACCTTACTTTGAGCAACGGGTGGACTTCAGCGAGTGGGTGCCAGACGGCTTCGGCACAGCCGACGTGGTCATAATGAGTGACAGCAAGGTGAGGGTGATTGACCTGAAGTTTGGCAAGGGTGTGGCGGTGGACGCCGAGGACAACCCACAACTGAGGCTGTACGCCCTTGGTGGTTGGTACAAGTACAAGGACGTGCACCCAAACATTACCCACGTTGAATACACGATCCACCAACCCCGCAAGGACAGCATCACCACTGAAACGGTGACGCTAGAAAGTTTGCAGGATTGGGCCGAGCATGTAGTCAAACCTAAGGCCAAGAAAGCGTACGCCGGCCAAGGGGATTTTGTGGCGGGAGACCACTGCCAGTTCTGCAAGGCCAAGTCACAGTGCAAAGCCCGCGCAGACTTTAACAACGTGGCCGCGGCGGCCGATTTCAAGGCGCCGGCACTCCTGTCAGAAACCGAGTTGATAAAGATACTCTCAGACGCGGCTAAGACACGCAAGTGGCTTTCTGACGTTGAAGAGTATATGTTGACACAGGCAACGGACCATGGCATAGTGCCTACCGGTTACGAGTTGGGGCAGACAAGCACAAACCGTAAAATAGAGGCGCAAGAAGATGCTGTGAAAAAGTTACAGAAAGCTGGAATTGATGATATATTCACCACACCCAGTTTAAAATCTGTGGCACAATTGGAAAAGCAGGTAGGCAAGGGGCACCTCCAAGATATTCTTGGTGACCTGATTGTCAAACCTGAAGGCGAGCCGAAGTTGGTCCCGTCAAAAGTGAAAGAAGAGTTTGGGTCTTGAGAGCCACCTATTTTAAAGTGCTCTCGAATTAGTAAACAAGGAGGCCAAGATGGCCAAGAACGAAAAAGTGGTTACCGGTAAAGTGCGTTTTTCTTATGCTAACGTGTTCAAGCCCGTTGCAAGTGAAGAGGGCAAAACTCCCAAGTACTCCGTGTCGGTAATTATCGACAAGAAGGACAAGGAGACGATCGATAAGATCAACGCGGCTTTTGAAAAGGCCAAAGCGGCAAGTGCGGCCTATTTTGGTGGCACGGTGCCTAAGGGCCTTAAAGGCGGCCTGCGTGACGGTGACGCTGAGAAGGACGACTCTGCGTACGAAAATGCGTTTTTCATCAACGCCAATTCCGTGCAAAAGCCCGGCGTTGTGGACGCTGAGTTGAACGCAATCATTGACCCAGAGGAGTTCTACTCTGGTTGCTACGGCCGAGTGTCTTTGACATTCTACGCGTACAACCAACAGGGCTCCAAGGGCATTGCCTGCGGTTTGGGTAACTTGCAAAAGTTGGAAGACGGCGAGCGTTTGGGCGGTGGATCTTCTGCCGCTTCTGACTTCGCGGTCTAAGTAGGTTGGTGGTTTGTAGCCTATAAGCTACAAACCACCTATTTTGTTTAATATACTTAACATTTATCATGATCAAACTTGAATTCTCTGTTGACGAAGTCAACCAAATCTTGGGCCTGCTTGGCCGTCTACCCTTTGCTGACGTGAACATGACCATCATGGCCATCGTTGACCAAGGCAGACCACAGGCAGAGGCTTTAGAGGCCGCCAAAGTTGCTCAAGAGGAAACGAACGTTTCCACAGAAGAAACAGCGCAGTAATTTAAAAAGCTTGCTGTACCCGCGCCCATGCTTACCCGTGGGCTTTTTTGTCTCTGAAATATAATTAACTATAAAATGAACCAATACCAACAGTACATTCACAAAAGCAGATACGCCAAGTTCATGCCGGATCAAAACCGACGCGAGGACTGGAACGAAACCGTAAACCGCTACGTGAACTATGTTTTTGAAAAGACCCCCAAGCTTGATTCTTCAATGAAGCAAGACATCTTCAACGCCATCTCTGGCCATCACATCATGCCGTCGATGCGCGCCATGATGACCTCTGGAAAAGCCGCCGACCGTGACAACACCTGTGTATACAACTGCTCCTATCTCCCCGTGGACGACGTCAAGTCGTTTGACGAGGCCATGTTCATCCTGCTCTGTGGTACAGGTGTCGGCTTCTCTGTGGAATCTAAGTACACCAGCAAACTGCCCGAGGTGCCAGAGCGTTTGTTCGACTCACAGCACGTTATCAACGTGCACGACAGCAAAGAGGGTTGGGCCAAGTCATACCGCCTGTTGTTAGCCAACCTGTACGCCGGCGAGATCCCAAAATGGGACGTGAGCAAGGTGCGCGCCGCAGGAGCGCCTCTGAAGACCTTTGGTGGCCGTGCGTCGGGTCCAGAGCCACTGGTTGACTTGTTCCATTTCACAATCAAGATCTTCAAGGCCGCGCAGGGTCGCAAGCTCAACACGCTTGAGTGCCACGACATAATGTGCAAGATCGGTGAGGTTGTTGTGGTGGGCGGCGTGCGCCGTTCGGCCATGATCTCTTTGTCCGACCTGAACGACGAGCGCATTCGCTACGCCAAGTCTGGTAACTGGTGGGAGACCGCAGGCCACAGAGCACTGGCCAACAACAGCGCGGTGTACGACGTCAAGCCAACCGTTGGCACGTTCTTGGAAGAGTGGACGTCGCTGTATAACAGCCACTCAGGCGAGCGCGGTATTTTCAACCGTGAGGCCGCCAAGGCCGCGGTGGCCAAGTACGGCAAGCGTGACCCCAACTACGAGTTTGGCACAAACCCCTGCAGTGAGATCATCCTGCGCCCTTACCAGTTCTGTAACCTAACAGAGGTGATGGTGCGTCCGGAGGACACACTGGAGAGCCTAAAGCAGAAGGTGCGCATGGCGGCCATTTTAGGCACCATACAGGCCACGTTCACACACTTCCCATACCTGCGTAAGGTCTGGCAACGCAACACCGAAGAAGAGCGTTTGTTGGGTGTGTCGTTAACCGGCATCTATGACCACAAGGTCACGAGCAACCCAGACGGCGCCGCGTTGTGGTTGCCCCAGTTGCGCTTGGTTGCTGAAGAGGCTAACGCCGAGTACGCCGACCTGCTTGGTATCCCGCGCTCAACAGCCATTACAGCCGTTAAGCCAAGTGGTACTGTGAGCCAGTTGACAGACACGGCAAGCGGCATTCACCCACGCCATTCACCCTACTACGTCCGCCGCGTGCGCGGTGACATGAAGGACCCGCTGTCTCAGTTCTTGGTTGCCCAAGGTATCCCCAACGAGCCGTGCGTGATGAAGCCCAATAATACTATTGTATTCAGCTTCCCACAGAAGGCGCCAGAGGGTTTGACCACACGCGACGACATTGACGCGATTGACCACTTGGGCCTGTGGCTGACGTATCAGCGCCACTGGTGCGAGCACAAGCCCTCTGTGACCATCTCGGTCAAAGAGAGCGAGTGGCCTAAGGTAGGCGCGTTTGTTTGGGACCACTTTGACGAGATGTCAGGCGTGTCGTTCTTGCCCCACGACGGCGGCACGTACAGACAGGCCCCCTACGAGGAGTGCACCAAGGAAGAGTACGACACACTGTTGGCGCAAATGCCAACAATCGAGTGGGCGCAATTTTCCGAAAACAAGGATAATGTAGAAGGCGCCCAAATGCTTGCCTGCGTGGCCGGCGTCTGTGAAATTTAAGGAGATATTATGAGAGACAAATTGTTAGCACTTTGTGAAAAACTGCTTGGGTTTTTTACCATGGCCATAGGAGGGGTAGCTATAGCCTACATGACTTTTGTTTTTGTAGGCCTGTGGGCGCACCTGCACATGTACGCACTGAGCGGGTACAAATGAGCAAGCCAGATGTAGTTAATAAACCCCCTCACTACACTGAGCATCCGTCAGGTATTGAATGTATCCAAGTTACTGAACACATGGGATTTAACTTGGGTAACGCAATTAAATACATCTGGCGCTGTGACTTGAAGAAGGATGCCATTGAAGACTTGAAGAAGGCTAAATGGTACATTGAACGCGAAATTGATAGACGCACAAAATCTATGTTATAGTTGGAGCGTGTTTCATGGTGAGTCCTTGGTTGGACTTTTAAGCAGGGAGGGAAACTTCCCTGCTCTTTTTTAACGCAGATTCGTCTGCATGCCTTAGGAGCAGTTATGTCAGTTCTTTCAATCGACTTCGAGACCCGTAGCAGGGTCGATCTCAAGGTCCACGGCCTTGATGTTTATTCATCCTCCCCCACAACAGAAATCATTTGCCTCGCCGCGGGTTTTACCACGGATGACATACAGGTCTGGACGCCAGATCAGGTACCGCAGTGGGTATTAGACCATGCGGCGAATGGCGGCCTAATCGCCGCATGGAATGCGTCGTTTGAGCACCACATTTGGAACCGCGTAGGCACCCGCTTTGGGTGGCCTGAGATCCAGTGGGAGCAACTTATTGACTCCATGGCCATAGCGGCCGCAAACAACATACCCCAAGACTTGGACACGGCCGGCGCGGTCATGCAGGCTGACGTCCAAAAAGACAAGCGCGGCAAGAAGCTTATTCAACTACTGAGCAAGCCCAAGCGCGACGGCACGTTCAGCGAGGACCCAGTGCTCGTGGCCGAGATGCTTGAGTATTGCAAACGCGACGTGCAAACAGAGTTAGCTATTGTCAGTAAGTTACGAAAACTGTCACCATCCGAGCAGTCTGTTTGGGTGGTTACGCAGAAAATCAACCAACGCGGTGTTCCAGTGGACCCTGTTGAGTTGAACAACGTGATCAACTTGGTGGACCACGAGATGGAACACATCAACGAAGAAGTTACGCGGTTGACTGACGGCATTAGTGTTTCTCAACGAGGACGATTGCTTGAGTGGTTTCATTGGAATGATTTGACACTGCTAGATATGCAAGCTGAGACGATTGAAAAAGAAGCAAAGAAAATCCACGAAAACCCAAAGGTTAACAGGGTGCTCCAGTTGCGCTCTGAGGGGTCCAAAACGTCTGTAACTAAGTTTAACAAAATGGCCGACGTGCAGGTGGATGGGCGCATTCGTAATGGATTGGTGTATCACGGCGCCTCCACGGGCCGTTGGGCCAGTCGGGGTATCAACCTGCAGAACATCGCGCGCCCTGCGCTGTGGATGAAGGACCAAGACATTGCAGACGCGGTGCAAATTGGTCTGGAGCACGGTGGCTACTTGGCCATGAAGGAGCGCTTTGGTGACCGCGTGATGGACGCGTGCTCGTCGATTGTGCGCAACGCCATCAAGGCGCCAGAGGGGTACACCTTTGTGGACGCTGACCTGTCGTCGATCGAGAACAGGGTGGCGTCGTGGATTGCCGGCCAGAATGACAAGGTGGAGTTGTTCCGCCAAGGTCTGGACGAGTATAAAACGTTTGCGTCAACAAGCCTGTACAAGGTGCGCTACGAGGAAGTGACCAAGGACATGCGTCAGGTCAGCAAGTCTGCTGTGCTCGGTTGCATGTTTGGGCAGGGCGCAAAGGGCCTTGTGGCCTACGCTGAAGGCATGGGGGTGATGTTGGACTTAGGACAGGCAGAAAACGCCGTGAACGCGTACAGGCTGTCTTACGCCAAGGTGAAGAATTGTTGGTTCCTGATGGGCCAAGCGGCCATCGACGCGATAAAGGAGCCGGGGAGTGTGTTTAAAGCCGGCAAGGTGGCGCTTAAAGTGGCTAGAGGCGCCTTGTGGATGCAACTACCCAGTGGACGTTTAATTTGTTGGCAAGCCCCTGAGGTCGTTCAGGAGCACACGCCATGGGGTAAGTTGGCTGATGTGGTGTACGTCACCAGTCAGAACACTTTCACCCGCAAGTGGGGACGCAACAAACTGATTGGGTCTAGCATCTTCCAGTCCGCCGTTCAGGGAACCGCAAGAGATTTTCTTGCCGAGGCTTCGCTTGAACTGGAGGGTAAAGGCGTGTCGGTGATTAACCTGATCCATGATGAAATTCTTTCGTTATGCCGTGTAGAAGACGCGAAACAAACTGAAGAATTGGTGATGAAGTCATTGACCACACCACCAAGTTGGGCGGGAGATTTCCCGCTTGCGGCAGAGTCTTGGATCGACACACGCTACCGCAAATAAGTGCTACGGAGGGGGCAGTTTGGTAGCCGCTCTTCTCCTCCTAGCTTATAAGTGCGTCAATCCACCCTTGGCGTAGTTCACGCCGTACTTGGTTTTAAGCCGTGGGTCTTTCCACGATGTTTTCTCTACGTCACGGGCCAGCACCAGCGGTCCGGCCTGAATCTTTTCGGCCGCGCTGAACACGGGTTGCATGTCGGCCTTGTCGTAGAATTGTGAACCGCGGTATGGGTTCATGCCAATCTGGCGCCATGTGGGGTCTTTCAAGGCCTCTGCAAGCATCCTGCGGACCTCTTCGTCCTTGGTTGTCTGTTGGTTGCCCATCATCATAGCAAACGGGCCCTTGCCCGAACCCTCTTCAACCGACAAGGGGGTCAACGCTTGCTCTCTGGTTCCAAGGCCGACTCGCACGGCCTTGTTGGGATCAGACTGAAACTCCACGTCTTTTAAATGGCCTGTGTGGCCGTAGCCAATAGGCTTGCCCGCAGGGTCGTGCATTGTGTCAACGTAGGTGCCGTAGCGCTCGTACGCGGGGATGTCAAGGCGATTGCCTACGCGCATGCCCTCTGGCACTTGCAGGTTCAACCCCAGAATGCCCTTGTCGGCTTTGTTCTTGTCCAGTGCAGACACGATGTCAATGTTTGAGTGCGCGGCAGGCACCTCAGTCAACGGGCGAATTGGCCTGCGCTCGTTCATAATGCGCAGGTAGTCGGCCTGTGATATTTTGCCTGTCATGTACGCTTCAAGCGCTTGGGCCAGTTGAGGGTCTTGCTGTTGCTTGAACGGCTTTGCGTTGGCCTTGCGCCACGCTTCAACCTTTTCAGGTGTTAGCTTGAGAATGTCGTACGCTGACTCAGCAAGTCGCGTCAAACCGCCCACCTTGCCACCCTTGTCGTAGTGTTGTACACCAGTCAGGCCACCCTCTGCAAACGCACTGGACTGCAGATCTTTAATCCACTCTTCAGTGATCAACTGACGTGGGTACACGCGCTCTGAAGAACCTGTAGGCTTATAGCCCAGAGTGTGCTCAAAGTAGCCGGGTTGTTTAAGTTCACCAGACTTCTTAGGCATTGTGTTGCCGGTGTCTGCACGCCATTGCTTTTGAAAGTCACGCAAAGACAATTCAGACGGCACGGGTTGATAAGTTACATTGAGGTCTTCGCCGTGTAACATCCAAGGGTACGCTCTATTCAAGTCAGCGCGTGGAAGGGGTTCTACTTCACCAGACAGTTTGAACGCACGAGGCCCCATGGCAAATGAAGGAGCCCCTTGTGTAAGGGGATCACGCATTTCATCCAGTATGTTTTGATAATCAAAAATTTGTTTTTTAGTTCTGCCTAAACCTTCAGCGCCAAATGCGTGGTTTGCAATCGCTTTACGCGTGTCAAACGTGTCGCCGTATTTTTTAAGAAGGTCTTGATCAAGAACGTTAAAGTCAGAAATAGGGTCAAACTTTTGTTTAGCGATGCCTGTGTTCAAACCGCCTGTTTGCATGTACTGGTTAATTTCAGCCACGCGTTCAGGCGAGTATTTGTGCAGGTTTTTGTTGTGCTGTTTTAAAAGCTCATCGTACACAATCTGATTAGATTGGTGCATATTCTCTGAACCAATCAGTGGTGCAAAGATCTGGCGCTCTGTTCCGCCGTAACGAGGGTCTTTAGCCAAATTGGCAATGCCTGTTGCGGTGGCTTTTTGACCAGAGCCCCATGCACGATTAGCGTATTCCGGACGCGCCAAAGAGTTGGCACTAAAGCTGGTGCCACCAACACCTGCCATACGATCTGATTGTGTTGGCACAAAGTACTGACCAAGATAGTTCTGCGCCCAGTCGGACAGTTTGCCTACCTTTTGACTACCGAGTTGCCACGCCGCTTTACCTGCGCCGGCACGACCGCCGGACTGGAAGTGTTCAACGGCGGGTAGACCGCCGTCGGACTTTTTTATTGCACCACCCTCTTTATATTTGACTGGTTCGCCTGTCGGTTGCAACACAGACTTGGTTTGGTCTTCTGTTTTGAACATGTCATACAAATACTGAAGCCCTGCGCCAGCCGCGCTTGTTGCGGCCCCAAGCAGTTTTGCTTTGGGGTTAGATGAAAACGTAGCACCCGCGCCCGCGGCGCTTAGGCCGGCCAAAGCGGCACCGCCATAGTCACCTTGTGCGGCGCGCTGAGACATGTCATTTGCTTGCGCGGCGGCCATACCACCTGCAAGGGTGTTGGCCATACGACCACCGGTGGTACCAAAGTTAACCGGCTTATTTGCAACAGGTAAACCGCCTGTGGGGGCAGGTGAAGGAACGGGAGGAGGCAAAATTTTTGAGCCACTGCCAACCGTATTAGGAAGCGCAATAAGTGAATCAGGGCCAGAAGGTGCCATGTTAGGAAACATGGACTGTGCTTTTTTAAGTCTTGCGCGTGCGGCAGGCTCTTCAGCACCAGCGGCCGCTTGACTAGGTTGTGCAAATAGCGGTTGTGCTAACAAAGGGTCGTGTTGGTTTGCAATCCAAGAGTCTTTACCTGAACCAAACACAACAGGTTTACTTACGTTAGCTTGCGCTTGTGACTGTGTTTCTTTTGCAAATTTATCTAAAGCAAGCTGAAGTTTCATTTGGTCCGTGCGCTTTTTGCTCATCGGTTTGTCAGGACCAAATGCGTACCCTGCCATAGCACCGGCACCAGCCATTCCAACGTCAGAGATGTCACGCTGACGACCAAAACCTTGTGCAGGTGCTGTGGTGCCTGCAAGGCCCGTAATATCTAACGGCTCAACATCTTCTAGTTCAATGTTGAATTTGCTTTTAGCCTCTGGTGCGGGAGGATTTTTAACAACTGAAGTAGTTGGGGTGGCCATACCTGCGTATCCTTTAACTTTCTGAATGTGATTTAGCGCGGCAGGGCTTGCCTGACCATTTTTAAAATACGCGCTGTTAGGGCCGTCGTGGTAAGCAATCAACGCCTTGTCCACATCACCCTCGTATTTATCAAGCATCATTTTCATATACTTGACGCCGCCACGAATGTTTTCTGCTTCGTTAAAGCGATTAACACCCATGTCTTTGGCAGAAGCTTTTCCAAGCATCATCACGCCAGTAGGACCATCTTTAGACCGTTTGCTTTGGTCAAAACTACTTTCTTGCATGGCCATGCCATACGCTAACTCTGCAGGCACGCCTTGAGCCTTTGCTTCCGCAATCACGCGCTGTGCTGTCGCGCGTTGTTTGGGGCTGAGTGATTCAAGCCCGGTCATTATTTATCCCCGGGATATTTAGCGTCATTGATACCAAATGTTTTAGCAGAACGGTAAAATTGATTGCGTTGCATGTCGGCCAACTCTTTACTGGATTTATACTGGCTCCAAGACATTCCGGCGCCCTTCATTTCAGCCCACAAACGATCTTGGTCCATTTTGTTGCGCGCTTCAAGCTCTGTCGCTTTGGCCATACGCATCAAGTTAGCAGGGGACATGCGGTTGACGTCACCCACAGCAGTAGAGATCAAATCACGTTCGCTGTTTGAAACAGCGCCTTGGCCGTCAAACACTTTTCTTGTGTAGGCAAGTTTCAAACCTTCTACGTCTTTGGCCACACGAATGTACGCGTCCATGACCTCTGGTTTTTTTGCATTGGGGTCCATCTTAACAACCGCCTCAGTAAAACCGGGAGCGTTAACTGTTCCAAGTTGACCGACCTGAATACCCCGGTCGATCAAACCAAAGAATGCAGACTGCGCACCACCACCTGCAAGCTTACCTAGCAGGCTATTGGCTGTGCGAATATCTTTTTGCATGCTCTGTGCAGTCAAGGCGTTGGTTTTGGCTTCTTTAACGTCCAAAGAGTGTTGCTTCTGTTCTTCCGCGTAGGTTTTTGCAACCTCTTCTGCCTCTCGCGCGGCGGCGGCAATTGGAATGGCTTCCCTTTGTTTTTGTAATTCTATGCCTTCTTTAGAGCTTGGAGATAGAAGTCCTGCTTGCGTAGGCACCGCAGGAGCCATTGCAGGCGCGGCTGGAGAGATAGCCGCAGTGGGAGCCCTTGCGGGTGCCGCAGGGGTCACAGCGGCCGTCGGGGCCGCCACAGGAGCAGGAGCAGGGGCCGTAGGAGGCGTTGTGCCCAACGCGGCACCAACAGCACCAAACGGCGTTTGCTGTCCTGTTCCACCAACACCACGTACATCGTGAGGTGTGAAAGCACTAGCACCCGCAACATTAAGTGCCAACATTTGGTTCCATGTTGGTGAGCCTTCTTGAACACCGGCGGCCCTTAAACGACGCATTATGTCGTCTTGTTTAGTCAAAGCAAAGTATTGTTTTTGTGCTTCAGCGCGCGTTGATGGGTCTGCATACATCTGCTGTAGCATCGCCATTTGTGTTGGTGTGATGTTAGACGGTCTTGCTGGAGCAGGAGCCGCACCGGCTTGAGGTGTAGGTGCCGCGCCATCTTGCGGTGCAGGAGCCGCACCACCGGCTTGAGGAGCAGGCGCCATACCGGCTTGAGGAGCGCTTGGCAGTGGGGGCAGTCCTTGATCTGCGCGCATAGCATTTGTAAAGTTAAGCTGGTTTTGAGCCGCTAGGTCTTGAGCCTGCTTGATGCGGGCCTCTTCAGTGTTAAGCTGTGCCAGACCCACGCGCATGTCAAAGAGTTCTTTCTCTTTGTTGCGTTGGTTTGTGCCAAAAGATTGCAGGTTCTGAGCAAACGTGCCGGGTGCTCCAGCGGATACAGCGGCGCGTTCCATAATTGGACCCCAACCAGAAGCGGCCTCTTCACGCTGTTGAATCATTTGCATCAAACGATTGCGAATCTCGTTACTGTCTGCTGGGTTTAAGGACACACCTTTTTGACCGGCAAGCGAAAGGCCGCCAGTCTTAGGCATCGTTGCCTTAATTTGCGGATCGACAGCCTCCAAGCCGCCTGTTGTATCTTCAAGAGCCATATGTGTATTCCTTAATCTCTTGCTTCTTCGTAATTGGTTCGGTCGTTAGTCAGATTGCCGTTCTCATCAACAAACTGTGTGCCAGACGTGCCCAAAATTTTATCTAACCAGCTAAGACCGGTGTTGCCACTGCTAATTTTATCCCAAGCCGCGCCGCCTGAATACGCGGCATTCAAGCCTTTTAACAAATTCTCATACTGACTGCCTTGGGTAGTTTCAGTGGCTGTTCTGTCTGCAGATGGGCCCATGGCGTTAATGATGTCGCTGTACTTAGACAGGGCAGGCAAGCCACCCATCATCTCTTGGGTGGCGGTGTTTAGTGCAGTGGTCCCATACTGGGACCCCACGTTACCCAAAACGCTACCCGCTTGAATAGACTGACCCATTGCGTCCATTAGGGCTTTGTTTTGTTGTTCGTTCAATGAGGTCAACGCGCCTGCACGCGCGGTTTCAGTTGCGGTTTGGCCTCGTAAAGAGTTGTAGTTGCCGGTACCAATTCCGCCAGCACCAACTTGAGAAGTAATCTGCGGCAGGAGCTGGTCCAATCTAGCGTTCTGAGACGCAAACAGGGCACCCAATGGCGTGGAGGTATCAGGGCCCCCGGTAGACAAGAACGGGTTCAGGTTGGCGTTTTGGGCTGTTTGCAGGCCACTGATTGCCGTCGTGAAAGGGTTAGCTGTCTGGCTGTTAAGATTGCTTACTAAACCAGAGGCAACTGTTTTGCTTGGGTCTGTGGCCGCACCATAAACTGTGGGGGCCGCGGTGTTAATAGCTTGTTGCGCGGTGCTGAACCACGAGGGCAGTGACGTCGTGGTTGTTTTGCTTGTGTCAAAAACGCTCATTATCTTTTTCCTTTCATGTGCGCGCTAGACAGATACTCTAACGGGCCTTTGCTTTCTGGCGGTAATTCGCTTGGGGGGTTTGATTGTTTGTGCGCGCGGATATTTTCAATAAACTGGTCCAACACGCTGGCGCCAGACTCACTGGATCCATTGCCCAATGCAGACACAATGTCTGCGGGGATTACAAATTCGTTGTTGGCCACCATGGCGGGGATCTGGTCAGACGTTCCGTCACCACGGCCTTGAATGTACGTGGTACCCGCGCCACCCTCAGAGTAAAACTCTGGTTGACCCATGGGGTGCTCTGGCACCATGCCGCCTTCGGCAAAACTAAAGAAATTGATCAGGTCCAAAGCGGGTGCCTCTTTTTGTTTATCTTCTTCTTCCTCTTTGATTTTCTCTTCTTCGATCTCAGAAGTCAAGATGTTTTCTTTTTTGTCCTGTGAGGGTATTGGCACACCGGCCAAAGAGAAAAGCAAGGGGTTAAGAAGGGGGGTTTCTTCGTATACTTTTTTGTACGAGGGTTTGTATTGTTCCGAAGGTGACGACGGCGCACCAGTTGTGGGGGCGGAGGCAAAGTACGTTGAGCGGCCACCCCTGCCGGTTCCAGTGCCGGTTCCAGTGCCGGTTCCAGTGCCGGTTCCAGTGCCGGTTCCAGTGCCGGTTCCAGTGCCGGTTCCAGTGCCTGTGCCTGTACCTGTACCTGTGCCTGTACCTGTGCCTGTACCTGTGCCTGTACCTGTGCCTGTACCTGTGCCTGTACCTGTACCTGTACCTGTGCCTGTACCTGTGCCTGTACCTGTGCCTGTACCTGTGCCTGTACCTGTGCCTGTACCTGTACCTGTACCTGTGCCTGTAC